AACTCTGGGACAAATTGCAACTTGATGTATTTAATACTTCTCTTATCGTCATTAAACTTTTGCTCGTAGTCGTGGTTAGATACTGGTGTATTACCTGTTGAGATGGTAGTTTTCGTACCCTCTGAATCCTCATAGTGATGAGGTGAGTCTGAAAAATTTCTGACCGAAATAATAGAGAAACTTTTGGTGCTGTTCGAACCTGTGACTGTTTCTCCTTCTATGAATTGTCCTTCGATATCGTTTAGTATAATCTGTTTATTGGTTGGGTCTATTTTGGTGACGAATCCGAAGGCCGAACTGGTAGAACCTACTACCTTTTCCCCTTGGAAAAATTTCGAGTCCGAACTGCCTACTATATCCGACTGCTGGTTGCTCACAAGTGCTTTACCAGAATACTTTCTATTGATGAATCGTTCTAGTACTCTCTGAGACTTAGGCCAATCAATATAGGTTGCAAGATGAGGGTTAACCATCCAGAATAACCAATATAAAGTACTATCTGCATACAGTTTATCTGCAAGAACATCTGGTCTATCTTGGTCACCGATATAATAATATTCATACCCAGTGATACCTTCTTCTGCATCCTCTGATATTCTTATATTACGAAATATATCCTTTGCTTCGATTAATTCACCATCGTTCTTGAGGTCAAAGTCAATGGTTGGATAATGTTTAAAATATTGTTCTGTCATGTCTATGTCCCTTTAGATTTCTTTCTGATACCATATCTAGTACCACCTCTTAATACCATTTTTTGTAAGTCCCCAACTGAATATCCAGTATATCTCTTTGTATAATTAAATATTGGGAAAGTCGCATCAGTGTAAGCTGCATTAACATCAACAAAGTCATCATACCAATTATTTTCACCAATTGCAACTACTTCATATTCACCAGATAGTCCTTTCTTAGATAAAGCTTCCTGTGCCTGTACTCGATTTACGAAAGACATTTCTTCCATACTTTGTGCAATTTCACTAGTGACCTCTGCATTAACTTGTTTTTCAAAACTATCAAGTTCTGATTGTACATTCTGTTCAGCTCCCATTGCACTTGCAGCTACTCTTTGTACATATCTGAGTCTATCGATGTTGAGTATTTCTTGGAATACTAAGTTTAAATTAATACCATTAGGATAATGTTGTACAGCAGACTTAACTGCTTCTTTACCATCTGAAATCTTTTTACCATCTGCATCCATTTCTGGTGGAATTGCGTCTTTTGATTGTGTAAATCCTTCGATAAATGACATATCTTTACCACCAGAATAGTCTACATCACATGATTTTAAGAAACAATTTTGTGGATGTTCTATATGACCTAAGATAGGGCCTTGGAAATCAATACTCCATTCTGCTGGCATTATTTGTATTCTTCTATTTTTACTTGATGCCATAGGTAACATCATCATCTTAAATGCATGAACAATTTGAGTGATTTCTTCTGCATCTGTTTCATTATATGGATATAATGTGAATGAGTAACTATGGTCTCTGAATCCTACTCCTTGAAAGGTATTGAATTTAGGATTATCTACTACTAAACCAGACTCAAATGCAGAGAAAGCTACTGCAGCTTGTTTTGCTTTCTGGAAGGTTTCACCAAATGCACCACCAGCTGCATCTAATAATGTACCAAATTCTCCTTGCATTAATGAATCTAATGCAATATCACTAAGTCCTACTTCTTTTGCCTCATATTCTACTGATATATTATCTCTTACACCAGTTGGAAAATACATTGCAATGGTGTATTCTTTAGTCATACCTTTATTTGGTTCTGGAGGGCCTATATTAGCATCCTGTGGTGTTGCAAGGACACCATAATCTGAATTACTAAATGCACCATCCTGTGGTGTTGCACCTAAATCTGAAATGGGTCTTTTAATAGTTCTAAAAATAATCCAATTATCTACAAATCTAGTATCTGACTTAGGAAATTTGAGTATGTCATGTTGTTTTGGAGTAACTCTACCCATGGCAGCTGCTCTGTTTTCAATATCAGCCTCTGCTGATTTTCTATCTTCTGCACTTAGTAATGCTTCTTCTGATATACTCTGTGGGACATTTGATATATTAATACCAGTCTTCATTGCAATTAAGTCATCTAATGCACCAGATATTTTTGAGTTAAAAGATACTCTTCGACTGCCTAAAGCTGAGTTGAGGTCTTCTTTGATTGAACCCAACAATTTTGCTTTTAATGATTTGAAAAAATTCATATAAATACTCTCTGTAGATTTAGTTATGTATAAGGTATTTATATGAGTTACAAGGGAAGATTTAAACCAAAACAATATAAAAAGTATAAAGGTGACCCCACAAAAGTCATATATCGTTCTATGTGGGAATTGAGGTTTATGAAATATTGTGACAAAACACCTAACATATTAGAATGGTCAAGTGAAGAAATTATTATACCATATCGTGGATTAGATAGAAAAATCCATCGATATTTCCCAGACTTCTGGATAAAATATAAGAATCAACAAGGACAAATAGTCAAAGAGATTATTGAGGTCAAACCTAAAGCACAAACCAAGAAACCCACTAAGAAGGGTAAACACTATGGTAAGTATTTAAGAGAGGCAAGAACTTATGCAATCAATCGTGCAAAGTGGGAAGCTGCAGAAGAGTATTGTTTGGATAGGGGATATAAGTTTAGAATAATTACCGAAGACCACCTTGTAAAATGACCTAAATACTATTATGGCAGGTAAACTATTTGACAAATTAGAACGAGAAGCTTTTCGTGGTGGTATCCAAGCAAGGACTCAAGAGTCTATGAGATGGTTCAAACAACGAGTATCCTCAATTAAAGGTGTAAGTAGACAAGAACTACTGAGGGATGCAACTCAACGAAAAAGACAAATCTTTGGTGATATGTACATGTATATGTACGACCCAAAACACAAACAAACCTTACCTTACTATGATAGGTTTCCATTGTGTATACCAGTAGAACCTGCTAAAGGTGGATTTTATGGATTGAATCTACATTATCTACCTCACTCATTACGAGCTCAATTTTTAGATGCATTATATGATACAACAAACAACGATAAATATGATGCAACCACAAAATTTAGATTGACATATGATTTACTTAAACAGATAAAAGGTAAACCATTTTATAAAGCATGTTACAAACATTATCTATCTTCACATGTAAGAAGTGCATTTGCAAAGGTAGATAGTGCAGATTGGGAAATTGCAATATTTTTACCAATAGAGTCATTCAAGAAATCAAGTATGGATGCAGTTTGGAAAGAAAGTAGGAAAAAAATGGCATGAAGATAGAAAGATTTAAGGCACAAATAGATAATCTACAACGAAGTAATAGATACAATGTTGCAATGTTTGGTACTGGTGCAAAGAATGGTGGTCTTAGTATCAGAGGTATTAAATGTGACTCTGCAACATTGCCTGGCAAAGGTTTCTTTACAGTAGAAGAATCAGAATATGGCCCTAAAAGAGCAATACCACATAAACCACAATACGATGCATTTGATTGTTCATTCATATTAGATAATAGTTTTGAAGATAGAGAAATAATAGAACTATGGATGTCTACTATTAATGCTGGTCATGAAGGTAATTTCCATAGTAGATTTCATGATGATTACACTGGTATTATCATGGTTGAGGCATTAGACAAACAAGATAATGTTAACTATAGATGTGTCATGACCGATGCATATCCTGTACAACTTGGACAAGTTACTCTTGGAAATGAAAATGGAGATATAACAAAATTTAATGCACAGTTTCGATATAGATACTGGCATGGAGAGTTTACTAATTCTAAACCATCTAACCTGTTTATGGGTTTCATGGATAAACATTTAAGTAAATTCTCAAATAAAATTAAAGGTAAAATTGAAGACAAAATCTTCGGATAAACAATAGGAGTATATTATGGCATTACCTAAATTAAATACTGTAGAGTATTTTTGTAAACTACCTGTATCTGGTATTGAAGCAAAGTACCGACCTTTCACTGTAGGTGAACAGAAGGTACTACTTCAAGCACTAGAGGATGGTGAAAATAAAACGATAGCACATACAGTTATCAACTTAGTTGAAAGTTGTAGTGGTTTAAGTGAATCTGGAGATTCAGTTAGACATCTATCAAATACAGATTTAGAATATTTGTTTATGCAAATTAGGATTAAATCTGTTGGTGAAGAAACTACTGTTCAGTTGGGATGTAAAGACCAACCAGAATGTGATGGAATAACACCTGTAAAAGTAGACTTGAATTCTATTGAAATAGAAGGTGAAGTTAAGGATAACAAAGTAATGTTAACTGACACTATAGGTATCACTTTGAAAGTTCCAAACTTTAATGAAGTGCAAGGTATTGTAGAGAATGTATCAACAATCAGTACAACTGATATATTTAATATTCTTTCAATGTCCATCGACTCTGTATTTACAGAAGATGAAATTCATAATAGAAGTGACTTTACTGAAAAAGAATTAGATGATTTTATGAACGAATTGTCAACTGAACAATTCAATAATGTGATGGAATGGTTTAATGAACTACCAAAACTGGTAAAGAATGTGGAGTTTGATTGTATTAAATGTAGTACTCATAATGAGGTAAAACTAGAAGGAATTCAGAATTTTTTCGTCTAGCCCTTTCTCATGAAACACTTGCAAATTACATTCAGACAAACTTTGGTTTAATTCAACACCACAATTGGTCATTGACCGAACTGGATGGTATGCATCCTTGGGAAAGGGAGATATATGTCTCTCTACTAGTGTCTCATCTTGAAGAACAAGAATTGAAGATGAAACAACAACAGAACAGATAGAATAGGAGAGTATAATGTCTGATAATAGAGAAAGGTTCAGTGGTGATATGAGCCGTAATGAAGTTGAAATAGACTTAAGTAAGTTTATGGAGATGGTCACCGAAAACAACGACCTCAAACAACAAATATTTGAGTTAACACATGATGATAAGACTAATCCATGGCAGAAATGGATATTTCTTGCAAGGGCAGTTGATGCATGGAGAATATGGCCTCGTGCATTCTTAAGTGTGTACATATTCTTAATTTACTTTGTAGTAATGTGGTTCATAGGATTAGAGGCACCAACAATGGAACAATCTGGTCTTATCAGTATTCTAGTTGGAGCAGGTGCAGCTTGGTTTGGACTATATGTTAATAGTGCAGCTAAAGAACATTCTACTAATAACGATGGAAAATAGATAAATAGTATTATGGCAGACGAAGATAAAGGATTAAGTGCAAAGGAACAAAACTCTATAGCACAAAAAATCATGACTGAACTTAGAAGGTCTCGTGCAGAGACCACTAAGGGTCAAGAAAAGGCAAGAGAAGCGTTCGAAAAGAACATCGATAATCAAGAAGGTTTATCTGATGCTGTCAAAACTATGGCAAAAAATCAAGGTATGTTAGAACAGAACTTTGGTTTTAATAAAGAACAAGCTAAACAAATTGCAATGACAACCGATGCACTTAAAACTACTAATGAAAAAATATCAGCAATGGAGTCTACTGCATCTGAAACTGGTCAAGACCTCACTCGTAATACCGAATATGAAAGATTAATTCTTGAGAAGAAACAACTCGAAGAACAACAAAAGTTTGGTAGAAACCTAACTGGTTTTGAAAGAGCTACAGTAAAAATCTTTGGTGGTAAATTTGATGACTTGAAAAAATCTGTTGAAGAAGGTGGTAAATTAACTCAAGCTGAAATATTCAAATCAGTAGGTCAAGATTTATCTGGTGACCTTGATAAAGTATTAACATTCCTTGGCCCTGTTGGTGGTTTCTTGCAACAAATACCATTATTAGGAACACTCTTAAACTTTATTGGTAGACAAGCATCAGCAATAGCAATTAGAATTGCAATGTCTATAAAAAGAAATATCTTTGATAGAAAAAAACAAGATAAGATTGACAAAAAGAACTTGCAACTTGCATTAAGAAATGATAAAAGACAAGAAAAAATTGTTAGAAACCAAACCAAACAGACCATGGTTCAAGGGACTACAACAACTGCAGCTGCTCCAGATTCACCAGAAGAAGGTGATGATGCACAAGGTGGTGGTTCATTCAGAGCTGCATCAATTTTCTTAGGAGTTGCAGCTGCATCTGGTGTGGCTGCTGGTGCTGGATTAACTGCAGCTGCAGCTGGTATGAGTGCATTTGCATCTGCAGCGTTTAAGTTTTCTGGTGCATTAGCAGTTGGTGGTCTTGCACTAGGTGTTGGTCTTACTGGTATCTTTGGTTCATTTGCATTAGGTCAAAAGATGGGTGCCTTCGAAGGAATGAAAGAGTTTGGTAAAGTTAACATGCTCAAAGTTCTTGGTAGTATGTTAGGTCTTGCAACTCTAATGGGAGTTCTTGGTGCAATTGTGACTACTGGTGTTGGTGCATTGATTATGGGAGTTGGTGCAATAGCTATTATGGCATTAATTGGTACTTTAGTTGTAATTGGTAAAGGACTAGGTGAATTTGCAACTTCTATTCTACCATTTGAAACCATGAATGTCCCTAGAATCAAACAAAACATTCAACAACTTGCAAGTATAAGTGGAGATATAGATGAATTAATGGATATAAGTGGTGGTCGTGGTATTATAGCACAAGCACTCTCTGACCATCCACTAAAAGAATTAGCACTTGCACTAGATGACTATAGAGGTGACTTTAGTGAAAGAATCAATAATATTACTGATTTAAAAAGGGCATTAAAAGGATTTGAATTCCCAGAAATGCCTGAATCTGAAACAGGTTGGGGGTCATTACTGGCAGGATGGACTGGTGAAGACTTTGCTGGTGAACTTAAAAAACTGTCTAAATTACAGATAGCTACAGACCTTGGTACAAAACTAGGTATGGTAGGTGATGGACTTCTAAAAATAGGTAATGGATTAGGTAGTATAACAGACAAAAAAGTTGAACACCTTGAGGCAATTACAGAGGCACTTGGTGACATGAAAAATGTAGATTTAAACTTCAATGCAAATGTAACTGCAACCGATATTGCACCAACTAGTACTACCCAACCTCAAGGACAAAATAACAATGTTGTTGTTGCACCTCAAGTAAGTAATAGAGTTAGTAATAATATAAAAAGATTCAATGCAACTGGTTCAAACATGATGAATCATTCTGCACTTCATTACCCTAGTCTAGGGTAGAATACTTTTCTTTTCTTGGAATAGTTTTAGTTTTATCTTTGTGGACTTGAGTCAGTCCATGTTTAGGTGTTTTCTTATGTGACTTTACCTTTGGTTCTTTCTTACCAAATATCTTTTCCCAATTGTCTTGATAGACTGTACCTTCTGATGGGCGTTGTTTCGAACCTTTCCCACCATGCCATTGCTTTGTCATAAGAATTTTCCATAATATAAAGTTGTTAGATTAGCCCCTCTTTTCGACCCGCTACCTAACCGATATCACACTGCCGCATTTGATATCTTACCACGATGTATGTACCCAAACCTCAACCAGCCTACTTGGTACATTCTCTGAGTCAAGTGGTTACTCAGCCCCCTAAGTCAATTCTATTACTGCATAGTATATTTATAATTCAAATAGATTAGAATTGACAATCCTTACACATCATTTGCAAGTTTTTGGAAATATGAGAGTGACTCATCTTCCTCTACATCTGTTGATACAGTAGTAGGTTCTGCAACTGTTGGTTCTGGACTTGGAAATGCAACATCGTCCATGTCAGATGCAACTGAAGCTGCAGTTGCTGTTGATGCTGTCATTCCTAAAACTCTGTCGAGTTTTTGTTTCAACTCATCATAAGATTTAAACTGGTCTGCACCAATAACATCTTGTAATGAATGTTGACTGTTCCAGACTGCCTCCAATTTTGCATCATCATCCGATAATGGTTTTGGAGTTGCAAACTCAGACTTATCATAGTTCCAGTAACCATC